ATACTTCTGTACTTAATTATCTGGCAAACGTTATAAAGACCGTAATTGAAAGATATATTGGTACGAAAAAAGAAAACAAATGTACAAAATTAACAAGCATTCAATTAACTGAAATTCAAGATAATGATATAGAGTATCTAGATGAGTTTGTAACGTTTATAAAATATATTTATTCTATAGTAAGTAATAAATGTGATATTAATTTTACTAATACAGAAAATGTAAATGATGCAACTACTTTATTTAATTTGATAGAAAATGTAAATGATGCAACTACTTTATTTAATTTGATAGAAAAAATAAATGAAAAATGCGTGTATGATGAAGATGAAGGTCAAGTTCAAGAACCAGTTCAAGAACCAGTTCAAGAACCAGTTCAAGGTAACGTCCAACCGTCATTAATTTTCAAAATTAGACAAATTCGTATAATATTAATATTTTTTGATTATAAACTTGGTAGTCTATTAATTACACAGGGTTTGAAAGTATTAAAAGAATATGAAGATAACTATGGAATAAATAATGAACTATTCAGAAATAGTTTGTTTAACTATATTGCTTTTGATGCAGATATACCTAAAGAATTATTAAAACCAAATACTAACAAACCGTTAGAATTAAAAGAATTAAAAGAATTAGAAAATTTAAAAAATTTAAAATCAGAAAATCCAGAAAAACAAGATGGTGGTAAAATCGTGCGCAAGTATCTTCCTGGGGTATATAAATGCAATGATAATCGTACTCGTCGTGTATTTCTCATAAAAGGACATGGAAATACACAATTCGTATCCACTAATAATCAAATTATAAAAAAAAGAGATTTAATAAAGAAAAAAAAACAAAGTAATATGACTATTTAAACCTAAACTCTAAAGGTAGTAATTTGTTTTCTAAATACGTTTCAATTGATATTAATGACACTTTTGTTGTATATTTTGACAAAAACTTGCTGCATATTTATAGGTTATTTTTTTTTAGTTTAAGTAGTAAGTTATGAATAATATGTAAACCTTTCCATCCTTGCACATTTCTTGCCTGGTGGGCATGGGACATTGTACTTCCTAGCATAAAAGTCTTCTTGAACTTGATTCTACAGAAGCTACAATAGACTTTATAAGCAGCAATCTAAACATTGCTGGAAGTAATGCGAATGTCTTTGCAAATAGTATATTTAATACAAGTAATGTTACTGGTATGTATAATTATTTGAAATCATCTAGTAACGTACTAATACCGATTCAAGTGCCACCTTCAAATACATAATACTCTGTATTTTGAATGAAGTTTAACAATTAAATATAATATTATTTTTCTTACATGTTCCAATGTATTATACATTGCATGAACAGAACAAACAGTAAATCTAATAGATAATAATGGAAATAGATTTAGTCTTATATTAAAATGTTCATATGTAACAAATCAGATATACTTAATTCATCACTTTATAAGTTACTAGATAAGATAGATATGTACAATGGACAGTATATAAAGCTTAGAAAAGACACAAACTATACTATTTTAATGCAATATAAAAACTAATAATTTTGAAGAATAAGTATAGTATAAAGAAAAATTAGATGCTTCTAATGAAATGCCATCCAAGGTCTTCACAAATTTTTTTCCATATTTGATCTTGTTGTTGTAGTTTATCTCTGCTCTTAAGTAATGGAAAATTGACGAGATATTCATCTCTACCGAGGAGTTGAATGAATTTGTGTAGCACATAACTGTAACTAAGGAAGTTTTTTCTAGTTGATGGCATAAACTTTAAGAAGGCAGGTTGAATTAGTTTGAACATAGTTCTTAATTTTTCTTCTAAATCTGGTTCAAGATGAGGGATAGGTAATCCGTTAAGTTTATGTTTAATATGAGCAGCGTGTTCGTAGTATTTATTAAGTTTTAGTTTTTTCAGGATATCTTTAATTTTAGCGATTTTAAGATCGGCCATATTAGATATCCTTTGTTTTTTAATTTCTAATAAGATAGCATCATAAATTTCTTCAGGTATATCAGTAGTTTCTTTACCTTGTATTTGACTGAGCCCGTTCAGTCTCTCCAAAGTTTCCAGAGGAGCCGGACTATACCTTAAGCCTTCATAGGAGGTTGCTAATCTCCTCTGACCCACAACCATCTAGTCTCTGAACCTTCTCCATATCCTTGTCATTTAACGGGTTTAGGAGCTTGGCTGCGGATTACCCAATCCTTTTCTTTTTTACCATTGGGTACGGCAATTAACCGTGTTCCTTGTTTATGTTTCCGAAAACAAGTGGTAGAAAAGGCTCTAAGGGGTTTCCCGCAATTTGATTATGTTGCAGGTGTATATATACCTACTAGCAGGTTTCACTGTTTTTCCGATGTATCTGGCAGCCTGCTGTTATGAGCCAGTGCAATTATTTCGAATATTTTTCTTCTAATTCAGCCACATGTTTTTTGGCTAAGTTTAGTTTGTCTTCTAAAGAAAGTTTATTGGATGTAAAGGTCTTTGTTTCAACAATTTGTTTTTTGTTTTCATCATATCTAATGAAGTAATCAACTCGATACCCTGATATTTCACCTTTATAATACGTAGGACGGATATGAGTAGGCAAAGTTGTGTCCTTATCTTTTCGTGGAATAGGTATTGTTTTCCAATCTGATGGTGTTTCCTTCTTATTATTGTATAAGTTGACTAATTCAATGAATTTTTGGCAGTTATAAAGGTTATGTGTGTTTTGATATGTTGTAAAGTCTCTTCTGGGTATAACTTTATCGTCCCATGTGCGTAATCCAAAAACAAAGTAACCATTTACTATGTCATTTATCATGATTGGATAAACATGTTGAGGCAGTTGTTCAGGTATATTGATAATCTGTGAAACTTCTTCGACTGTTTTCAAGTTGTTCATATGTTCTTCAAGTTTCTTGTCAAATTTCTTTTGCAAATCATCGACATATTTTATAGCTTCTTGTAAGCATATATCAACATTTTTTGAATCCTGAAAGTTTTTCTCGATGATTTCTTTTTTGCTTATTCCGTTATTGAATCTTACTCTATAACCTACATGTTTATTGTCTCGTATGTATTTTGTTACGTACTTTGGGAGTCCCATATTTTCTTCTTTACGTTTTGTCTTTGTTTTTCTTGTGCTTATTGTGTTTTCTTTAATTTCCTTCACAATACTATCAATAGACGCATTTTTTCTCCCTTCACTTTTTTTGATATTTGAAAGTTGTGAATGAGTTGTTTTTTTACCACCAGAAGTCATATTATATCCATTTGGTTCCATTGTGTTGTAAAGACAGATGTAATGTTTTTCCATATCATCAAGTTCATTCAAGTCACAATCAATAAGTTTTTTAAGTTGAAATGATTCTTTTCCAAACTCATTGATGGCTTGATGAATTAGATTATTCCTATTTTTACATTTTTCGATGTTTGCAGTTTCATAACAGTGCCTTTTCCATCTTTTTTCATGTCCCCATGATTGCTTATTAGAAGTTATAAACTTTTTACATTGACCAATGTATGATTTATTTGTTTTAAGACATGTAGCCATGTATATTTCGCCTTTTGTAATATCCATTTGTTTGAATTATAAAGAAATTATAGCTTTAAGTATATTATTTTGGTATGCAAACTATTTGTCGTAAAATATTTTCGCCAACAAAAAAATACATAAGGGTAATATTCGATAAATAATCGCATTTTAATCCACTCATTAAAATGATTGATCCTTTTATATGCAAAGTAGGAAATCTCTCGTGGCGGGTCCTTGTAAGACGGTCTATCGTGGTCAACAATGATATATTCCACACATGAACATTCATTACAATAAATTATTCCATCATTGATAAGAATATTCATATTATTACAGTTGCAATTTTGACATTGATAGTTATGTTCGTATTCAACATTTCTAACGAAGTTATCATCTGTAAAAGACATATATCTTTCAAGGAGGGCGGCTTTATCTTCTTTGTTATTATCTTTAGGATCTTCTTGATGTTTTACAAGCCATTTTAGAATACTATTTTCATTAATTTTAGGTTTGATCATATCATCCCCTGCTCCTTTTTCAACAATATCGTAATATTTGAAAAGAATAGGAGCCGTATTTATGAGATATTCCACTTCATCATCGGTATTATCAAGTTCATCTATAGTTCTTTTGATAACATCTCTTTCATCACCTAAATCAATTAATTCATCTTGTTCTTCTTTACATATAATAGCATCTCTTTTTTTATCTTCTAGCTCTAGAATTCTTTCGTATATAGCATTAAATTTGTGTTTTAATCCTGATAATTTATCTGCTTTTAATTGAAATTCTGAGAGTTTATTGTTATGTTGTATATCCAATGTTCTTTTGTTTGGTTTTATGGAAGTATTTGAGTTCATTCGAATTCATATTGATATTAATAGATTGAAGCTTTAAGTGTGTTTATGCGTTTTTTGAAAAAAAACAATTACGAATTTTTTTTTCTAACTATATATTATAAAACAAAATGGGAGGAGGCTTAATGCAACTAGTAGCTTATGGCGCTTAGATATCTTGGGCGTCAACAGTAGACTGCTTATTATGGTTCCTTTCCAAACCATAATGGGGAAAACAGTGTAAGGAAGGGATAAATATGAGTGCCCACATATTTATATAGAATCTGCTAGTATTGGATTAATCCAATGCGAGATCTTCAAATTGTCGGGAACCTCCTTAGAGCCTCAACTACTACTTGAATATTGGTGACAGTATTCAATACCTAGGTTAATAGCCATAGGCACAGTAAAAACGTTGAGGATTGGACGATCCGCAGCCAAGCTTCTTTTCTTGACAGGCTTTAGGAAAGAAGAAGGTTCAACGAGTAGACGGAGATCGGGACTTTATGAAATGCTAGCCGCATTGAAAGTTCTTAAGGTGTACTCTGACCCCATTTGAAAAAGTGGGGGAAACATGCAAGATATCTACCTAACCGGTAATCCTCAAATTACCTTTTTCAAGGTTTAAAGTTTAGGAATGTGTCGTCCTAAATAATTGGCCTTAGTAACCTTTAAAAGAGGTTGCTAGTGTTGGTATATCCAATGCGACACCGTCAAATTGCGGGAACCCCCTAAAGGCGTATAAAGTGCTTAAAGACTAAATACAGTCATAGAGTCTTTTTAAGCATTGTGTACCAAGGATTAATAGAAATGTTAATCTGGCGGAGAAAAACAAACTCCGGTATGGTAATAAGCACACGCATGATGTTTATAACACAGAAATGGGCAATCCGCAGCCAAGCCCTAAGGGTCGTTATGGTAAGACCTACGGGTGCTGTTCAGAGACTAAATGTCGGTGGGCTTGAGAAGTTTAACCAACTTCTATGAAAGCTTAAGTTATAGTCCGGTCCTTAATGAAAGTTAAGGAGAAACCGCATTTACCGAAGACATACAAATTTTTCGATGGAATCAATCGAACAAACCTTAATTTGAGGGTTGAAAAGCGATAAGCCACACCCAAATCATGAATAAGTGTGAATAACCCTTTTAGTGGTTCATGTGTTACTACCACAATCGCTAGTGAATGCTTTGATGTAAAGCATTTGCAACACTGTCAAATTGCTGGAAACCCCTAAAGTCTTTGATACCAAGAATATGTTGAAAAATATATTTGGCCAAGAGAAAAAACTTGGGTATGGTGAAAATTCAAAGAATATTACAATGGGCAATCAGCAGCCAAGTCCTAAAGCTTTAAAAAAAGCACAACAGTTAAAATGAATGCTTAAATGAATGCTTAAATGAATGCTTAAATGAAGCTATGGAACAGGTTCAGAGACTAGACGGCAGTGGGTAATTGTTTTAAACAATTGCTTAAGGTATAGTCCACCCCCTTTGGGAAACCTTTGGGACAAGGTGTCAATGGCTCCGGTGACTTTGGCAAGAAAGTCACTTGCACCGTATCCCGTAATGGTGATTTAATCCACCGCGTGTACCTACGCGTTGAACTACCCTCCGTATCAGTTGCTGCTGGCAAGGCTTTCCGCTGGCTCAACTGGTTAGGCCACATTCTAGTAAAGAATGTTGAAATTGAAATCGGTGGCCAACGCATTGATAAACAATATGGAGATTGGTTACACATTTGGAACGAACTAACCCAATCCGCTGGCCACCAATTGGGCTATGCCAACATGGTTGGTAACATTCCCCAACTCACCACCCCAGTGTACAACCCAGCTGGTGCTTCCTCAGCTATCACTGTTGATGGTCAAATCCTCTACATTCCCCTTGAGTTCTGGTTCAACCGCAACCCAGGACTTGCTCTACCCCTAATTGCCTTACAATACCACGAAGTCAAGATCAATCTTGAACTCCGTGATGTTCGCGACTGCTACTGGGCAGCCAACTGGAATGCTGGTACTAGTGCATGGGATACTTCTCTTAGCGCTGTTACTCCAGGAGCTCTATCAAACTGCTCTCTATTCGTTGACTACATCTACCTAGATACTGATGAACGCCGACGATTTGCTCAAGTATCTCATGAGTACTTGATTGAACAACTCCAATTCACTGGTGATGAATCTACCAGCTCTGAATCCAACAAGGTCAAACTAAACTTCAACCATCCTTGCAAAGAATTAATTTGGGTTGTGCAACGTGATGATAACGTTAGTGAATCTGCCCCAATTGGAAAGCAATGGTTCAACTACACTGATGCTTATGATTACACCTATGTTTCTTCTGGTGCTCAAAACGCATCCGGTGCTTTCACTGCTTCATATAGCAACCTTGTTGCACCTTCCAGTGCCTCAACTGACCGTGATGCTGGTGCAATGCCCGGTATGGCCGCTGGTGGTGCCAACAACGTGTTCGTCCCCGTATCTTTCGAGAACGGCAAGAACCCTGTTGTCACTGCTAAGCTCCAACTCAATGGCCACGACCGCTTCTCTGAACGCGATGGTCGCTACTTCAACCTTGTTCAACCTTATCAACATCACGAAAATGTTCCAAGCCAAGGTATTAACATATACTCTTTTGGCCTAAAACCCGAAGAACATCAACCCTCTGGCACTTGCAATATGTCTCGTATTGATAATGCTACCCTACAACTCAAGCTCTCTCAAGGATCCATTAATACTGGATCTAAGACTTGCAAGGTTCGTGTCTATGCCGTCAACTACAACGTCCTACGTATCATGTCTGGAATGGGTGGATTGGCTTATAGCAATTAGGTTATGGGTTGTTTCTTAAATAATAAAAATTGAAAAGGGTGGTATAATAATTAATACTTAAAACTTATTTTTGTTTTGATTTATATACAATAAGTCATAATGAATGTCATTAATAAGAGAGTTATAAATGGTGTAAAAGGAAGTACTGATGCAAAGGTTAAATATGAAATTCTCTGTAATAATGGTAATACTATATTTGCCCTTCACTGGCAAGCTCTCAATGGAAATCCAATCTTATATGACAAAGAATACGATGCAGCTATAAGCAAATATAATTGGTCTCTGAGTGGTAATGGATACGCTTACAATCATATCGAACATATGCATAAGTATATTGTAAAACTATCTAATATTGAAATGACTAAAGAATTAACAATAGATCATATAAATGGATATAAACTTGATAATCGTAAACAAAACTTGAGGATGGCTACACAATCTCAACAGAACTCAAACAGAGCAACAAGACGTGATAAAATAGAACCATGTGAAGAACTTCAAAATTTAGGAGTAAAGGAGTTGCCGAGATATGTTCGCTGGGATCGAACGGAAAGCAAATTTATTATCGAAAAACACCCTATTCTTATCAAGGAAGTTGAAGAAAAAATACGTAAAAAAGCAATAATGAGTGGTACCAAATCAAAAGCATTGAGTGTGATTGAAAAGTATAAAGATATTCTTGCACGGCTGGAAAGTCTTGATGCAAGAAAAGGCGATAAAAACGAGTTTAACATTCTAAGGCAAGAGCTGATAAAAGAATACAATGATATCAAGCAAGCAATATGTAAGTATGAGGGAATTACTTGTGAAATTGAATCTGTCTATGCAAATAATGAAACAGAGATTAAACCTGAAAAAAGAACAGAAAATGGAAAGAAAAGAGTTTCAAAACTACCTGAAGGATGTGGAGTTCAACATAAAGATATTCCAAAGTATTGTTATTATCAACCGAAAACAGATAAACGTGGTGAATGTTTTGTAATCAATAATCATCCCAGTTTATCAAAGCAAGGAAAAACTCAATGGAGGACTACAAGCAAAGGATATCTGAACACCAAGCAAAAGTTTGATTTACTTATTGAAAAATACAATGAACTTCAAAATATTGAATGAGCAAGACCATGAAAAAACAAATATAAGCTCCATTGAATAAAATGAATGTAAGCATAAACTTCTCTTTGTTTTGACCACAATGCTATGTGGTGCTTTATGTTGCTCTCCCTTAAAGGAAAGCAAGTTTGTTGTGTAATCAACTCCTTCATTACCACAACATGTATATCTCGCTTATCTTCAAGGATAAGCGATTTTGTGACAATATAATCAGACCCTTCTTGAAACTTCCTTGTTAATAACCTTTTGGCATTGCCCTTTGTTGTAAATCCAAGCCATACATACACATCATCGAAATCAACAACAAATAGTGTGTCATCAACACCATACTTCAGGTAGTCTTGAAAATGCTTTACAAAAATTTGTTGATCTTCAGTAGTGAAATGTGTAAGAAGCAGTTGCTCTAAATTAAGCAAAGCTAAATAAGCAAGACCACGAAAAAATAAATAACTAAATCGGATAAAAACTAAACATCACCTCCACGTAGCCTGAGTACGAGATGGAGTGTAGATTCCTTCTGGATATTATAATCTGCAAGAGTTCTACCATCTTCTAATTGTTTTCCAGCAAAAATAAGACGTTGTTGATCAGGAGGGATACCTTCTTTATCTTGAATTTTTTGTTTTATATTATCTATAGTATCTGAAGATTCTACTTCAAGAGTTATAGTTTTTCCAGTTAATGTTTTCACAAATATTTGCATATCTTTATGAAAGATATAAAGATAAAGTTAAGTATATATTTTGTTTTAAATACAAACATAAAATACAAACATAAAAATTGAAAGGTTTTAAAATTAAAATTATCGTAATGTTCATATTTTGAAGTTTAAAAGAAATGCAAAACGCTATAAATAAGCTTGTAAAAGAACGTATTTTAATATTAAAAAAAAATTTAAATTGGGATAATTTAAGTGATAATCCTAACATAACATGGGAAATTGTAAAAGATAATTTAGATAAACCATGGGATTGGCAAAGTTTAAGCAATCATAAATTAATATCATATGATGTTATATATAATAATTTGGATAAGCCTTGGGATTGGTGTATTTTGAGCGTTAATACCAAAATAACATGGGATATTGTTAAAGATAATCTTGATAAACCATGGGATTGGCGTTATTTGAGTAAAAATCCCAATATAACATGGTATATAATAAAAGAAAATCTTGATAAACCATGGGATTGGTTTTGGTTAAGTGATAATCCTAATATAACATGGGATATTGTTAAGGATAATCTTGATAAACCATGGGATTGGTTTTGGCTAAGTAGTAATACTAATATTACATGGGCTATTGTTAAGGATAATCTTGATAAACCATGGAATTGGTATAGTTTAAGCAAAAATCCTAATATAACATGGGATATTGTTAAAGATAATCCAGATGAACAATGGGATTGGACTGGTTTAAGTAAAAATCCTAATATAACATGGGATATTATTGAAAATAATTTGAATAGACCCTGGAATTGGTATGTTTTAACTACATATAATCAAAATATAACTTTGGATATAATAAAAAAAAACTATGATAAGCCATGGGATTGGTATATTTTAAGTTATAATCCGAATATATCTTGGGATATTATTGAAGAAAACTTACATAAAAGATGGAATTGGTTTTATTTAAGTAAACATCCTAATATAACATGGGATATAGTAAAAGATAACTTAGATAAACCATGGAACTGGTATGCTTTGAGTATAAACCCTAATATAACATGGGATATTGTAAATCATAACTTAGATAAACCATGGGATTGGTATAATTTGAGTAGAAACCAAAATATCACATATGATAATGTAATTTGTAATCAAGATAAACCATGGAATTGGTATAGTTTGAGTTATAATCCTAGTATTATATTATCTATTGATGACTTAAGTAATATTATTAAACGAAATCATTCAGCATTAGTGATACAAAGAATATGGAAACATGTTATATCAAACCCAGAGTATATGATATGTAAACGAAGATTGTTACACGAATACAATACTATGGATACTTAATTATGAATATAAAAATTGATTTTACATACTTAACTCTATTTTTTATTATATTTCAAGATGCAGAAAGCTCTTAATCAACTTTTACAAGAGAGAATAAAGATATTATCTGACAAATTAGATTGGAAATGTTTGAGTTGGAATCCGAGTATAACATGGGATATAATAAAGAATAATCCTGATAAACCATGGAGTTGGTATGGCTTAAGTTCTCATCCTTGTATAACATTGAATATTGTCAAAGATAATCCAGATAAACCATGGAATTGGGATTATTTAAGTAAAAACCCTAACTTAAAATGGGATATTATTAAAAATAATCTCGATAAACCATGGGATTGGTATGCTTTGAGTCAAAACCCTAACATAACATGGGATATTGTAAAAGATAATCCTGATAAACCATGGGATTGGTACAGTTTAAGTTATAATCAATTTATATCATGGGATGTTGTCAAAGATAATCTTGATAAACAATGGGATTGGAATGGATTAAGTGCTAATCCAAATATAACTTGGGATATTGTAAAAGATAATCCTGATAAACCATGGAGTTGGTATTCTTTAAGCAGAAATCCTAGTATAATATGGAATATAATAAAAGATAATCCTGATAAACCATGGAGTTGGTATGCTTTAAGTCAAAATCCTAACATAACATGGGATATTGTAAAAAACAATAAGGACAAACCATGGGATTGGTACAGTTTAAGTTATAATCCAAATATAACATGGGATATTGTACAAGAAAATCTTGATAAGCATTGGAGTTGGTGTAGTTTAAGTATGAATCCTAATATAACATGGGACATTATAACTAATAATCCTGATAAGCCTTGGAGTTGGTGTAGTTTAAGTATGAATCCTAATATAACATGGAAAAATGTAAAGAGTAATCTCGATAAACCATGGGATTGGTATGCTTTAAGTCAAAATCGTAATATGAATTGGAATATAGTACAAAATAATCTCGATAAACCATGGGATTGGTATGCTTTAAGTCAAAATCCTAATATATTATTATCTACCAATGATATATTTGCTGTTGTTAAGCAATATCATTCTGCAAAGGTTATACAAAGAGTTTGGAAACATGTTATATCAAACCCAGAGTATATGATATGTAAACGAAGATTGTTACACGAATACAATAGTATGGATACTTAATTATAAAAATTGATTTTACATACTTAACTCTATTTTTTATTATATTTCAAGATGCAGAAAGCAGTTAATCAATTTTTACAAGAGAGAATAAAGATATTATCTGACAAATTAGATTGGAAATGTTTGAGTTGGAATCCGAGTATAACATGGGAAATAATAAAAGATAACTTAGATAAACCATGGACTTGGCGAGGTTTAAGTGCTAATCCTAATATAACATGGGATATAATAAAGAATAATCCTGATAAACCATGGAGTTGGTATAATTTAAGCTATAACCCAAATATAACATGGGATATTGTAAAACATAATTTAGATAAACAATGGGATTGGAGTGGGTTAAGTAAAAATCCTAACATAACACGGAATATTGTAAAAAATAATCCTGATAAACCATGGGATTGGAATGCGTTAAGTTGTAATCATAACATAACATGGGATATTGTTAAGGATAATCCTGATAAACCATGGAATTGGTATGCTATAAGTTATAATCCTAATATAACATGGGATATTGTAAAAAATAATTTAGATAAACCATGGAATTGGTCTTCGTTGAGTATACATCCAAATATAACATGGGATATAATAAAGAAAAATTTGGATAAATCATGGGATTGGTGTCGTTTAAGTGCTAATCATAATATAACATGGGATATTGTAAAATATAATCCTGATAAACCATGGAATTGGTATAGTTTAAGTTATAATCCTAATATAACATGGAATATTATCAAAGATAATCCAGATAAACCATGGAATTGGACTGGCTTAAGTGCTAATCCAAATATAAAATGGGATATTGTTAATGAAAATTTGGATAAACCATGGAGTTGGTATGGTTTGAGTTATAATCCAAATATAAAATGGGATATAATAAAAAATAATTTGGATAAACCATGGGATTGGAGGGGTTTAAGTTATAATCCAAATATAACATGTGATATAATAAAAGATAATCTCGATAAACCTTGGAATTGGAGTTGTTTGAGTACTAATATTAACATAACATGGAAGATTGTAAAGGATAATCTTGATAAACCATGGAATTGGTCTGTTTTAAGTAAGAATCTTAACATACTATTATTTATTGATGATTTGTGTAATTTTATTAAAGATTATCATTCAGCATTAGTAATACAAAGAATATGGAGACATGTTATATCAAACCCAGAATATATGATATGTAAACGAAGATTGTTATACGAATACAATAGTATGGATACTTAATTATGAATATAAAAATTGATTTTATATACTTAACTCTATTTTTTATAATTTTTCAAGATGCAAAAAGCTATTGATGAACATGTAAAAAATAGAATCAATTATCTTTCTGATAAATTAGATTGGAGTTGTTTAAGTGAAAATCCTAAGTTA